AATATTACCACCACCAGACCATTTTGTAGAAACAATCTAAATAAAGTGTTTACTGAAGAAGAAGCTAGGAGTTTATGGTCTAGTACATCTTGGAATGGTAAGTCTGGAACTGATCCATTTGTTAATAGAGGTGGGTATAGATGTAGGCACAGCTTTATTCTGTTTGATGATGATTGGGATAAATTTGTTGAATAATCTATAATTATTTTATACATCTTAAATATTAAGGAGAACTAATTATGTCTGACGAGAACAAAACGGAAACAGTACAGGAAGAAGTAAAACAAGAAGAAGTAGTAGAACAAGTAGAAGCTAAAGAGCCAAAAGAAGATAGCCAAGCTATAATTGATAAAACAATCAAGGACAGACTTCATAGACAAAAGAGAAGAACACTTGAGGATTTAGGTGTATCTGATCTTGATGAGGCAAAAGAGATTATTGCTAGATCAAAAGAAGCTGAAGAAAAAAGAAAACTTGAAGCAGGTAAGTTCGAAGAGGTAAGAGCCTCAATGGTAGAAGAACATAAAAAGAGAGAAAAAAAATTACAAGATGAATTGAAAAATGAAAGAGTTGATAAACAGTTAATACAATCAGCTTCTATCAATAAAGCAATCAATCCTAATCAAGTTAAAGATTTATTAAAAAATAATGTTCGATTAAGTGAAGAAGGTAGAGTAGAAATACTTGATAAAGATGGAACAACAAGATACAACAAAGAAGGCAAACCATTAACCATAGATGAGTTTGTTTCTGAGTTTATGACACAGAATGCACACTTTCAAGTTGCAACCCCTTCTGGGAGTGGAAGTGTTAGTAATGTGGGGAAGGTAAACGCACAGACCTTTAATTTGGCGGACTTAGACATGAATAATCCAGAGGATAGGAAGAAATATGCTGAATATAGAAAAGAGCGTAATTCTAAACCTACTGTGATTAATCTTAACAAATAACCGCTATTTAAAGGAGAAATAAAATGGCAAATGAAACAACAAGTAGTACGGTATCAGAACTTTATACTGAAATCGTAGCAGAAGCATTGTTTGTTGCTTCCGAGCAATCAATCATGCGAAATCTTGTGCGTAATTATACTATCGCAGGTGGTGGTAAATCAGTAGAAGTACCGATTTATGCAAATGTATCAGCGGCGGCAGTAAATGAAGCAACAGATTTATCAAACACAGCAATCAACCCAACATCTGTGACTATCACAGCTTCTGAGGTTGGTATTATGACAACACTCACAGACTTAGCTAGAAATTCAGCATCAAGAAATGTTGCGGCAGACATTGGAAGATTATTCGGTGAAGCTATTGCAAGAAAAGTTGATGCAGATTTATCAGCATTGTTTACAGGCTTTTCAACAGAGCGAGGTGGTGGGGCAGGTAATGAACTAACTGTTCAAGACTTGTTTGAAGCGGCGGCAGATCTTAGAACCGCTAATGCACCTGCACCTTATTATGGTGTCTTTCACCCAAAGCAAATCTTCAATGTTAAAAAGTCATTAACAAACACATTTGTTGGTAGAGATACAGAATTATCAAACGAAGCTATGAGAAGTGGTTTTGTTGGTAATATTGCAGGTATTCAAATATTTGAAAGTTCAAATATTTCTGTTGATGGATCAGATGACTCTATTGGTGGTGTATTCTCACAAGACGCTTTAGCACTTGCTATGATGCAAGATCTGAAGATCGAAAGTCAAAGAGATGCTTCATTAAGAGCAGATGAACTTGTAGCAACCGCAGTATTCGGTGTTTCCGAAATACACGATAGCTATGGTGTTAAATTAACAGCAGATAGCTTAGCTAACTAATAAATAACAATTTAGGGGTGGGTTTTTCCCACCCTTATGTTAATAATAATTATGGCAACAACAGATTTTTCAGTAAACTTAGCAGAAGTACAAAAATATCAACCAGATATTGCTGAGTTTGGCATTACAGATTTTGATACTCAATTACAATTCGCAGAAGATGATGTCATCAGACAGATTAGAGAAGAATGGTGGGAGAGATATAGACATACAGTCAGATACAAGGATATTACAAAAGTTACATCATTAGAGTTAGTAAACTCTAAATTAACAGACGCACAATGGAAAAGATGCGTAGTTTACAAAGCATTATCAGATTACATTTACCCAATACTATCAAAGTTCAAAGATCCAGATGGTGGAGATGGTAAAGATACTTTTCAGAACAAAATGGATTATTATAGACAAAAGTATGCAGAAGAGTTTCAAGCTGTGTTACGAGATGGTGTTGAATATGATGAGGACAGTAGCGGTACAATCCAAGCTAGTGAGAAAGAGCCAATTCATATGTTAAGATTGCAGAGGTAGATATGTGTGAATGTAATGGCGAATGCGTATGTAGATAATGGTTGCTTCTGTCACCATAAAATCTAATACAATTCAATTAACAAAAAGTTTACAAGAACTTCAAAAGAAATTTCCAAACGCTATTAGACAAGCGTTGGCAAATGTATCAGCTTTACAGATAAAAAACATTAGAGATAGAACCCAAATAAAAGGTGTATCTGTCAATGGCTCACCTTTTAAACCTTATTCATTTGGCTATAAAAGAGCAAAAGTAAAAGAGTCTGGAGTGGTTGATCTTACTGATACAGGACAGATGTTTAGTTCTTTAACAAGTAAAATAACACCATCAAAGGGTAGTTTATTTTTTAGAAATATGTTTAGTAATAAAAAAGCGTTTTTTCACGATATTGTAGGTGCAGGTAAAGGTAAAGTAGTTAGACCATTTTTTAGTATCAATAGACAAGAAGAAAAACAAATAGTAAAAGTATTTGAAGATAAGATTGCTAGAATATTACAATGAGTAAAAGAGAAAGTATTGCAGGGAATATAATTACAGTATTAGACGCTGTATCTTCACCTATTGAATTTAAGAAGCTAACGAGAGAACCCTTTGATCCAGAGGAACTATCAAACGCACAGTTTCCTGCTATGTTCATTTCAACAGGAGATGAAACAAGAGAAGATCATACACTAGGTGCAAGTGGTACAGGACTTCGAAATGGTACAATAGATTTTGTAATTATTGGATTTGTAAAAGGAACTGAAACTAATATTGATACTAAAAGAAACCAAATTATTGAAGTTATCGAAGAAACACTAGACGCAGATAGAACTAGAGGTGGGAATGCATTAGAAACAAAAATTGTAGAAGTTTCTTCTGATGAGGGAACACTTTACCCTTTGGGTGGAGTAAGAATTGTGGTAAGAGTTTTATATGAGTTTACTAGAGGTACAGCATAATGGCTAAAAGAATAAAAATTTACAAAGATGGAAATAATATTGAAATCTGGGATAGTGAACTAGACAAGTTTCTTTCATTAGGATATACACTTAGTGAAGAAAAAAAATCTACCAAAAAAAAGAAAATTGAGGTAGAAGAACACGATAAGGAGATAGATAATAATGGCAACTAAAGTAGGAACAAGTGGAGTTGTTAAAATTGGTAGTACTGCTGTTGGTGAAGTAACAGGATTTACTATTGATGAAACAAACGATACAGTTGAAGATACTCAGCTAACAGATAGCAAAAAATCATATTTAGTTTTAAGAGGTGACGCAACTGCAACAGTTGAATGTCATTTTGATGAAACTGATAGTGGTCAAGAAGCATTAGATGTTGGTACACAAGCAACTTTGGAATTATATCCAGAAGGTGCTGATAGTGGTGACAAATATTATTCTGGTAGTGGAATTGTTACAAGTGCCTCAATAGGTGTAACAATGGACGGAGTAATCTCAAGAACGTTTAACTTCCAGATTTCTGGCGGTATATCACACTTAACTGTATAAAATAAATTTATATGGATAAAAAAGATTACCTTAGAGGTGCTAAGGATCATTTCAAAGCACAAGAAACAAGGATAATTGAAGTTCCAGAATGGAATTTGATGGGTGATGATGCAATCTATGTAAAACCTTTTACATTGATTGAAAAAGCAGAGATATTTAAAGGATCAAACGATAATGATCTAACTGTCCTTATTGATGTTATTGTAAAAAAAGCATTAACAAAAGATGGTGATAGAATGTTTGACTTAGCTTCAAAAGTTGAGATGAAAAAATTTGTTGATCCAGATATCATAGGTGTTGTTTCTAGTAAAATACTTGGAACATATAGCGATAGCACAGACTTAAAAAAAAAATAGAAAACGACCAAGACGCTAGATTTATCTATTTCTTAGCTGAACAATTACACAAAACTGTTGGTGAGATTATGAACATACCTGTTGAAGAATACAATGGGTGGGTTCAATATTACACAATCAAATCAGAAGAACAGCAAAAAGAATTGAATAAAGCAAAAATGCAAGGTAAAAGAAGATAATGTCTACAAAAAAATTGAATATTGATATTCTTGCAAGAGATAAATCAAAACAAGCATTAAATCAAGTTCAAGGAAATCTTGAAAAAACAAAAAATTCTGTATTAAACCTTAGAAATGCTTTAGTTGGTTTAGGTGTCGGTGTTGCAATTAAAGGATTTGTTGATGTCGGAAAAGAAGTCGAAAGTTTACAAGTTAGATTTAAATTTTTATTTGGAAGTCTTGAAGAAGGTCAAACTGCCTTTGATAATTTAACAAAATTTGCAGGTAAAGTACCTTTTTCATTAGCAGAAATATCTAGAGCCTCTGGAAACCTTGCAGTTGTTTCTAAAGATGCAAAAGATTTAAATAGAGTTCTAGAGATCACAGGTAATGTTGCGGCAGTCACAGGACTTGATTTTGAAACAACATCTTCACAAATTCAAAGAGCGTTTGCAGGTGGTATAGGTGCGGCAGACTTATTTAGAGAACGAGGTGTCAGAGCATTATTAGGTTTTCAAAATGGTGCAAAAGTTACAGCAGAAGAAACAGTAAAAAGATTCGAAGAACTATTTTCTGGTGAAGGTCAATTTGCAAATGCCACAAAAGATTTAGCAACAACTCTTGAAGGTACTATCTCAATGATAGGAGATAAATATTTTGGGTTTCAAAAAAGAGTATCACAAGAATTTTTTGATGAATTAAAAGGTGAGTTTAAAGCATTAGATAGTTTTTTTGCTGAAAATGAAAAACAAATTAATGTTTTAGCTGAAGCAATAGGAAAAAGTCTAGCGACTGCAATAACAACACTTGCTGATGGTGTAAAATTTGTAAATGAAAACTTTGAAACCTTTAAAAAATTAGGAATGACAGTAGCTATTTTTGGATTATCAAAAGCATTTTTATCTTTGGCAGTTTCAATAGGTAGGTCTGCTGTTGCTATGCTTTCTTTTAATAGAAAAGCTATGACAAATTTTGTTGGATTATTAGCCGCCGCAGGTTTGGTTTTAGCAGAAACTACAGGAAAATTAGATCAATTTTTTAAAATGTTTGAAAAACCTAAGAGTTTGCAAGAATTAAATGATGAGGTATCTTTATTATCAGATGAATTAGAATTATTAGCAAATGTTTCAGATCCAAAATTTAGTATTTTACAAAATGAAGCAAAAACATTAGTTAATGAATTAGAATCTTTAAGAGAAACTTTAGATCCCCTCTCAGTAGAATTTGAGAATATTGGTTTTTTAATAGATCAAGTAAATAATTCTCTTAATAGTTTACCATTTAGAGAAATATTAATTGGATTTGAAGGAACAAGTCAAGAAGTTGGTTTTTTAACTGAAAAATTAGGTGAATTCAAAAAAGGATTTATAGATGCTATGGATAAAAAAACATTTACTGGCTTTCAGAAAGCAGGAGAAGTTGCATTTACGAGTTTAACAAAAAGTTTAACTGATTTTGTAATCACAGGAAAACTTGATATGAAAAGTTTTGGTGAAGCTGTAAAGAGAGCATTAGTAGAAGCGTTGATAGGAGAGGCAGTACAATTTGCATTAAATAAA